GATGTCCGGATACTCTTTCAGCATGAGCTTATAGGCATCTTTTTGAGAAATATTCGATTTTCCCATGTATCTCACCTTCCTTTTACCGTTACCTCAATCTTCACTAAACATAAGAAAGGGGAAATCCTCCATTGATAAGGACTTTCCCTTTCCTATATTTTTATAAAGCAATAACCCTGTGTCTCCGCTTTCTGCAATTACATACATCGTTTTGTTTTTTTGCTGATTGAAATGAAATCTCCAATAAATATAAATCTCTTGCAGACGGCAAAATGCCCATAGGAATCCCACCTGTCCCCTCTTGGCGACCTGCTCCCATTGCCTGCGACGGTTGTTATCACGCTCGGACTGTGGCTGAACAGAAGTTTCTTTCAATGTTGCCTGCAAGTTGCGTATTCGGTTTTCAAATGTCCCTGCGAATTTACCTCGCATATAATATCCCGACAGAAATTTAAAAAAATCGAATTTTTTTGAAAATATTAAAAAATTTTTTAATCGCATAAGAAAAAGCCACTCCTGACGAAATGGCTTTTTCTCTATCGAATTACTATCTTAGCAAGTTACCGGCAAGTTAATATTATTTATTTCGTAATAGCTCATTCTCTATAAAATGTTGAAAATAAGCAGTTTTTTTAATTATCACATAATAACAATATCTATTTTTGCAAGTTACCAGCAAGTTAAATTTATGCTCAAATAGGAATATACTTCATATACCTTGGTGCTGTATTTGGATCTAAAGATTTTATATAATTTAATTCAACAGCTTCCTTTAAGAACTTTTATCTTTTTCTTCATTGTCATTTTTTCCATCGGTGTCAATGGTCTCTCCAATCATTTTGTCCGCACCAAATAGATCCGCAAATCGTTGGTTTTGTTCAGCTAATCTTCTTACTGTATCCATTGTCGGAGTATTAACTATATTATTTATTTGTGATAAATAACTAAAATCTGGTAGATTTATATGTGCATTAAGTAATGCATTTTGCTTTGCAGTTGCTATTGCCATTTGATTACCTACACTTCCTAACCGGCTTGCAACATCCAAATATGATGTATCTGGAAAGTGAGAATTTACATTAGTAGCAACTTTCATCCGTTCCGCAATATTCCCCATAATCTGAGATTGTTTTCTAATTTGCTCCATTTGGACACTCATTGCATTACTAAGTTCTAAAGAAGGGATTATACTTGATACATCAATTTTAGGAACTGCAGATTTAATAACTAATTCTCCTAATGTAGATAGTGCTGGCTTCATCTTTTCAATCCATCTTGGAACAGACTCTCCCAATACTTTAACAAGCATATTCCCAAAAGCTGATACTACATCTTCTAATCTGGTTTCAGTATAAATATCTTCCTCAAGAACATTTATCGCTTCCACCAATAATTTATTGACACCTTTTAATGATTTCCTTACTTTTTCGTACTCATCACGAGTCATCCTCTTATTATGCATCACTGTATTCCTATGTAGTTGTAATTCATCAATCTTTTCTTTGAAGTTCTTAAATTGTTTATACTCTGAAAAAAAACGGTTCCACAAAGATTCGCTTCTGCATTGATTAACAATATTTATCATTTCTTCTCTTGTCAGTTTTTCAATATTTGTTTCCGAAAATTCTTGTTCTATCACTTCAGAAATATTCCTTCTACAAAATGATGTAAACAGATACTCTTTAAGTTGTTCATAAGTCAACTCATTCAAAGCGCTCTCAACCATTTTGGTTTTATTTCCCTTCCCCTTTAGTGAATCCTGCAAGCTTTGGCTAAAGGAATTATCATACCAATCAACGCCAAATATTTTGATTATAGTAATATAAACCAATTCTCGTATTCTTCTTTCAAATATACCAAATAGCGGCATCAACTTACAACAATATAGCTGAGATACCTCATCATATGATATGACTATATTCCAGGTTTTCCTGTGTTCCCCTTGAATAAGTCTATTAGTTGCAAAATCAAGATATTTTGCTGCTTTAACGGATGTCCCATCACAGCTCAATTTAAGAAAGACCATATTCTTTTCTTTTGAGGAAATCTTATATTGAATTTCCACATTATCATCTATATTAATTAAAAATGAAGAATCATTCACATCATTAAATAGTTTTTCAAAAAGTTGTCTTATCTGACGCTTCATTCCCAAATTAATATCACTGTTTTTCTTGGGAAGAATTATCAAATTCACTTCCATGAATAAATCACATCCTCTCTAATTAACATTAATTATATCTTCAAATATGACTTTTTTCTACAGAAAAACTCCATAGCCTAAACCAGAGTATTGTCCAACTTTCATATTAAATCACCTTAAACATCTTCTGAAACATCGGATTCTCTTTCTTCTGTTCAATATTCTCCTGTATATTTCTGAACTCTTTCGTTTCTTTTCTAACTTTATTACCACTTATTTCATTACATACAAAGATAAGCATAACATTTAGTCATACTTATCTAAAAATTTCCTTTATTAAAGATATTAAAGAATTTACTACCAGTTATTTATACAACTCTTTTATTACATCACACCGCCTCAAAATCCAAAATCTTCTCCAACAGCTTTGTCTCCAATCTGTTCTTCAGCTCATAATGAACAAAGAATTGTGTCATACCAAACTCATCTGTATACGGACGCAAGCTCAATTTCCTTATGTAGCTTTCATAATGGGCAAAAACCAAATTGATTGCATCCACATCTCCTTCGGAGGCTCTTTTTACAATTTCATATTCAATCAGCTTCTCCTGTTTTGTTTTTCTCATTCTTCATACTCCTCCATAAATTTTCTCATTTTTTTCAAATTATTGTTTTTGTGGTAGTTGACCGTACTCTGCCCCAAATGTAGCATTTTTCCGATTTCTTTATCCGTCATTCCTAAGAAGAATGACATCAAAACGATATTCCTTCCTTTTTCGGTCAGTGACAAAACAGCTTCGGCTATAAGCATATTTTTAATGGTAATATCAAAACCCATAACCTTAATTGAGAAAATATCCTTTATTTCTTCCTGCCCCACCTTCTTATGCTCTAAATCATAGCCATAGATAAGTATAAGCTCCGAAAATAAAATCTCTTTTGCCATTTTTCTTAAAATCATTTTTTTGTAATCTTTCATTTCGCACACAAGAACCAGTTTGCAAAAACTATCAAACTGATGCTCGATACGTCCTTTATCAGAAGGAGATAATTCCATAGGACTCACCTCCTTCCGTTATTTAGCTTTGAAATTTCTCCCACTAAATATCCCGAAAAAATGAAAGCAAGTATCGAATTTTGCGAAAAAAATTCCAAAAATTTTTGGATAGAAAAATTCCTGTTCGGCTCTTAATATCACATAAAGAAGATTTATCAATACAATATAATCACAAAATATGACAGTGATAGGCATAAAAAAGGCGTTCACCGTTTCCGATGAACGCCCAACCTACTGGTTATTCGTTTTGTTCCTATTTATTTTTCTGTTTTCACAGGGGTTACTGCTTTCGTAATGGTTACTGTTTTCGTTTCAGCGTTCCAAGCGGTTGTTGCGCCAAGCTCATCTGCCACGAAACGAACAGGAACGAAGGTACGGCCATTGATGATAACGGGAGCTACGCCGTATTTTTCAATCGTCTTGCCGATTGTCATCTTAATTTCCTTACCGTCAATCACGAGAGTAACTTCTTTTGTTTCTGCGTTCCAAGCAACCTTGCCTCCAAGAGATTCTGTTACAAATCGAATCGGAACCAGAGTTCTGTCGTTCATGATAACAGGTGCAGCGTCCTTTTCGTAAGCCTTACCGTTTACGAACATCGTCTTGCTGCCAATCTGCATTACTACGACTGTCTTCATTTCCTCAGCGGGCTTGCCGGGTTTGGATGCAGTCTGCTTAAATGCAGCCTTTACTTCCACCTTAGATGCAGGCATGGTAAAGGTGTATTTGCCATCGCCCTTATCGGTCAGCTTGATTTCCTTGCCGGCCTTATCGGTTGCTTTGATTGTATCAAGCACATAGCCATCGTTTGCCTTTGTTGTAATGGTTACAACACTGTCCTTTGCCGCTCTTGTCTTATCGGACGTAACCTTGCCGTTATCTGCGGAAGAAATGGTTACGGCATATTTTGTTACGCTGCTGCTGCCGCCGCCACCGCCGCCGCCTGTGGAGCCGCGCCCAACGCATTCATGGATGTGCCGGAGGGCAGCTACTATGAGAAAGCGGTTGACTGGGCGAATCACCGCCGGCACAGGTGATAATTCCTTCATGCCGGACGGCATTTGTACCCGTGCGCAGATTGTAACCTTCCTGCACCGCGCTCGCAGCATGTAATGAATGGATGCTTTTATACCCGCTAAAATGCTAACGGATAGAGCATCAATATGAAAATGCCGAACCGCCCGAACCGAGGTTATCGCCCCGATTCGGGCGGTTTGCTGTTGGTAATAACCAAAAAGGGAAACTCCTTCTGTTAAGGAATTTCCCTTTTTTCTCTTATAAGCACTCACCGTTTCACATGCCGACGGATGGCATCCAGCAGCTCCTGCTCCTGTATGGGCTTGGAAAGGTGCTCCACCATACCAGCCTCTTTGCTTTGTCTCACATCGTCATAAAATGCGTTTGCCGTCATGGCAAAAATGGGAATCTCCGCCGCATCCACGCGGTTCGTTGCATGGATTTCCCTTGCTGCCGTCAGCCCATCCATCACAGGCATCATCACATCCATCAGGATGACATCAAAGGTGCCCGCCGCCTTCGTACGGAATACATCCACGGCCTCCTGTCCGTTATATGCCGTTGTTACAGTGATTCCTGCCTTTTTCAACAGGAACTCCGCAATCTCCATATTTAACTCGTTATCCTCCACCAGCAGCACATGCACGCCCTCCAGAGAAGCAGCATCGGCAGGCTTTGCGTCCTCTTGTGGCTCCGTATAATCAACATCTATTCGGAATGGAATCGTCACAGAAATTGTTGTGCCGACATTCTGCTCACTTTTCAGAGAAATCGTGCCCTCCATCAGCTCTACCATCTGCTTCGTGATGGCAAGTCCAAGCCCCGTACCGGTAAAGGTTGTCCGTGCGTCCGTATTTTCCTGCGAAAACGGTTCAAAGGCATGCACGAGAAATTCCCTGCTCATGCCGCGCCCCGTATCCGTACAGGTGAATTTTATCACCGCGCGCCCATCGGAATACGAAACATCCTCAGAAGCAAACGTGACTGCTCCGCCTGCGCGGTTATATTTCACCGCATTGCCGCCGATATTCTGCAAAACCTGTTTCAGATAAAGCGGACTGCCAATCAAATGACGATATTTATGCTTCCCCATCTGCATCTGAAAATGGATGGCATATTCCTGCCCCTGCATCTCAACGATACTCGCTGTTTCTGTCAAAAGCTCAATCAAATCAAACGGCTTATTTTCTGGTTTCATTTCACCGGATTCCAGCTTGTTCATATTCAGCACATTATTAACCAGCTCCATCAGAAAGCCGGATGCCTGCATTACCTTATGACGGCACTCCGCCTGCTTTTCCATGTCATCCGCATAATACTCGGCAATCGCAGTCACGCCCCGAATCCCATTCAGCGGCGTGCGAATATCATGGCTCATGCGGCGCAGAAAATCCGTCTTTGCTATGTTGGAGGTACGCAGCTCGCGCCCCTGCCGCTCCAGATAATTGATGTAGCTTCTTGTCACTCGCGTGAGCAGCAGGAGTGCTGCAATCAGAATGAGCGCAAATTCTGCCATAGAAAGCGGTAAGGTTTTATTCGCGGCACGAATTTTATAGGAAACGAGAATATCATATTCCCCCATTTTTTCATAGACAACATAACGGCTGCTGCTTTGGAACGAAACCGTTTTCTGATAGCGTTTTCCTTCCTCCAAAGAATCCTGTATTTTGTCTTCAGGGAAAATCTCATACCCCAGTATATCATCATTCGTTGCGGCAAGCACCGTTCCTGTTGCATCCTCCACAACATAAATCGACATCCCTTCAATCAGCGGCAACCGCCCCACAATCTTGCTGATATCACTATTCTGCATCCATTCCAGCAATCTGTCCGGCGTTACGCCAATCTGCACCAGTGCATTGTCATTTTCTGCCCAGACCATCGCATACATCATAGGCTTGCCCTCTGCCGTATTCGGCGTTACATCTTGGCAAAGGGAAAGCGTATGGTCAGAAAGCATAGGCTTAAAAAACCCTATCTGTTCCCCAGAATCCATTGTAAAGCCATAATATTTTGGAACAGATCCGTTGATGATTTTACCTTTTTCATCAAACACATGCACCTCGTCCACCCCTAACAGCTTCGCCAGCGCAACAAAGTCATCTGCCTCCTTGTAATCCTCCAAGTCATGTGTAATATAATCCGCCGCGATATTTGCCCGAATAGTATATTCCTCCTTCAGCGTATCCTCTAGCTGCTGAAAGCTCCTTTCATTTTCCGTAATCAGCTCCTTCATCTGATCCAGCATCAGTCCGCAGGACTTCTGTGCATTTTGCCTGTTGTTCGCAAACTGCAAAAGAGAGCAGCCAATAAATAAAAACAGAAAAATCAGAAGCGCCGTGATATTCATACGATGTGATCTGCGTTTCTGTCCCATATCCGCCTGCTTTGTCTGCCGGTCTTTCTTTTTTTCAATCCTTCCACTATCTGCCATGTTTTTCTCCTCATTGCATAAGCCCGTCTGTATCGAATCCTGTTTCATAAATATCTCTCAAATTATCATAGCACGCTGATATTTTATTTACAACTTTTATTCATAAATCCGAACTATTGGCTCATATATATACAGCAGCAATCAGGGCAAAGCTCTCTGCGCAGCAGGTAAAGGGCATCCCAATAAAGAAAACATTCGCATATTTTAACAAAGCCTTATTCTGGAGACAGCCGCTAAGCGTCATTATCTAACCCCAAAAATCATCAGGAATATCCGAAAAACGTTGATTTTAAAGGCTTTCTAAGTATCGTTTATAACTATGTAAAATTTATCGAATTTATGCAAAACTTGTCCAATGGTGGCAAATCGGTGGCAATGCCACCCATGCGGTATCGGTATAATCCTAAATCAACTACACACAGAGTATCACAGGAGGTAAAAAACATGAAGAAAATCGAAGGTTTATATCGCAGCTACTGCCACGAAAGAGAACTGGAAATGCAGGAGTACCACACAGGAGGTGACAGAATGAAGGATTTGCAGGAATTTTTGAAAAGCAAACTCAATGCGGAAGATTATTTCACTGCGGAAGAATTGCTGAATGATTTGATTGCCGAAACGGAAGAAAAAGGCTTTGCGGCGGGTGCCAAATACACCGCCGGTCTTGGGAAGGAATTGTTTGCAGAATAAAAAGAAGGGGCGGTGTAATCCGCCCTTTCTATTATTTTTAATACGGTTCTGTCATCAAGCCATACTTCATTCTTCCAATAGAATCCGTTAGCTTAAGAATTGTAATACCGACACTATCAATAACTTTTACATACGCCTCTGCATCTTCTTGCGAAATGTAACGGTTTAAACCGTTCATAAGTGCATCCAATGCGTCAATATTTTTTCGTACTTTGGCAAATATTTTTTGATACTCCAGATTTCTGGGAATATCTACCACCTGTCTCCTTTCTGGCTTTTCCTTTTGCTCTGTTCTGAAACGGAAATAATTATTGACCAATTCTCTTTGTACCGACCAAGCTAAATCGTCCGTAAAGGATTTGACCAGCATAAGGTAGCCTGTTTCTGTTAAAAAAGTTGTCCCTCTAACATTGACACTCTCAATTCCCGATGGGCGAATTTCGCCCATCTTAGCATTTTCAAGGGTTTGCGGTGTTACAACGAAGTAATCCTCTCCCTCTATAAAATGTTTTTTGTTATCCCTAAATCGGTATCTCGCCGTTCCGTCTGCTCTGCCATGTACCAAATCAATATCTTTGAATGTTACAACTCTCCGCCCATTGTATTCCTTTGGGTTTATAATAAAATGATTTACACTTACCAATTTCGCCATAATAAAAACCTCCCTTTAAATCATCTTGCTTACCAAAGTTACCAGTGCCAAAACCAAGCCCATCAAAAAGATAAAATGTACCATTAGCTTAAAAATATCTTCTTTCATATTGCACCGTTGGAGTTTTTCATGTATTATTACTGATAGAAGGTTGGAGCTTTCGCCCCTCCCTCTATGTAATGAGTTTGATTAGGATTAAAACCCATCCTACCAATGAGATTATCCTAATCATGAGCTTTTCAAGTTGTTCCACCAGCTTGATTAGCTCTTTTATTTTGTCCTCCAACATGTCACCTCCTTTCTATGTCTATATAATACACTATAAAGTGTCTTTTGTCAACTATTTATTGCAACTTTTTAATGTATTTCGCAAAAAATATTTGACTTTAGAAACTATTTAATGTATTATCATTATAGAAAGGAAGTGATTTTATGCCAATCTCTATGGGAGAAAAGATAAAGATTGTCTTAAAGCGTCGCAATATTACTACTACAGAACTTGCAGAAAAAATCGGAACTTCTCGCCAAAATTTAACTAATAAATTCAAACGAGATAATTTTTCCGAAAAAGAAATTCTGCAAATCGCTCAGGCTTTGGATTGCACTTTTGAAGGTACTCTTATCCTAAATGACTCTGGGGAAGTGATTTAATCAAATCATATCGTAGGGTGGAGAAGGGAGGTTTTTATGGAATACTCTGAAAGCAAGAAAAAATACAATCTTGAATATGCTAAAAAGAAATTAAAACGTATTCCTCTTGATGTTCAAGTGGAAAAATATGAGGAAATCAAAACCGCTGCCGCAACATCAGGCGAAACTATCAACGGCTATATTAAAAAAGCCATTGATGAACGGATGCAACGGGATAAAGGTAATCAGTAAAATTTTGCCCCTCTTTCGAGGGGCTTTTTCAGTAAAAATTTAATCAAATTCTATTTAAATTTAATCAAACTCTATTTATTTTCGCTTAAACTTTCAAAATTCTATAGAATTATTGCAAGTATACTTATCATTTCTTCGTCAGCACAGCAATACTTCCCTTACTTGTAACATCATACCCGATAGCATCCGCCACATCCCGAATCTTGATATAGTTTGTTCCATCCTTCAAAATCCGTTCCACCGTATGTTCTTTCCCATTGATAATCATTTTGCATTTTTCTACCACTTCGTCATCCCCCGTTTCGTATTTGAAAACATCCTCGACCAACAACCAATGCGTGAACTTATTACACCGCAGGGGGACTTCTCGCACGCCGTAAGCCGAACCATCCGCCGCCACATAATACGGATGCCCATTCTTCATGCCGGTATAAACCCCGATATGCCCCTGCATCCAGACCAACGCCCCGATGGGTGCTTTTTCGATGGTGGAAATGGGGTTGATTTTGGTTGCCCTTGCCTTCCACTGACCCGAACCGAGCATCACGCCGCACGCCCACGAAATCAGACCACTGCAATCCACGCAAACCTTCCCGATTTTATCCCTGTCACTCAGCCAGACCATTTTCCCGTAGGTGTTTTTCAGAAATTTATAGTTCTGCTCCGTCATAACCTTGCCCTTCATGCCGTAAACATAGGGCGTGCCGATTTTGGAGCGGCAGAAATCTACCAATTCTTTTCCAGTCATTTTTTTCGCCATATAATCACCCCTTTACAAGCTCTCTGACCGTTTTGTTTTCCTTCAGCAGCTTTCGCATTTCCTCCAGTGCCTCATCCACCCACAGGGAGAAGGTGTCGAAGGATACCGCCATAGCCAATGCAGGGAACCGCTGGATAAATAAATCGTAGGTCTGCCGCAGCTTCAGCTTGCCTGTGCCGCTCCCCAGCTCCGCTTCTGCCTGTGTGACCGCCCACAGCAGCCACTCCTTGACTTTTTCCCTCTGTGCCGCCGTTGGCATTTTCAGAAACCGCCCGATGCACACACCGACCATTCCTGCAACCGCCATCAGCGCAACTACCAAATACCAGTTTTCCATTAAAAACATCATTCTTTCCTCCTTCTTTCTTTTATATAAAAAGCGCCCGATTTCTCGAACGCTCTTTCTGCTTATGCGCTTGCCTTCAAAAACAGCAATCTGAATGTTTCTCTCCCTTTTGGGGTAATCAAGGTCTGCGTGCTTGCAAAGCCCGTTTTCTCATTGGAAAATTCCTTTACTTCAAACAGACCGTTGTTTTTATCAGCATAAGGCTGAATCTTCCCTCTCTTGTCCCGATAAATAAATTTCTTTTCCAGCAGGAATCTGATAAACTCCTTTTCCTTAACCTGCAGCTGCTTTGCCGTTTCTCTGAAATTCGTCAGCAGATTTCTGTCAACCAATTCGTCGAAATAGTCCGCTTTCGGTTTCATAATCTGGTTATCGACCGTCAGCGAGGAATTGACCGCCTGCAACGCCTTATTCTTGTCCTGCTCGTCCTTCAGAGCCGTACACAGCTTAATCATCATATCGGGGTTCAAAATTGCCTGCTCCAGTGTTTCGGGGGTCATATACGCCCCATGCTTGCGGATGGAGGGAAGTACCTCAGATGTAACCCATTTTCTGAAAGGCTTTGCTTCTGGCTTGTCACTGCGGAGAATGACGTTGTATAAGCCGCTTTCGTTGATACAAAGCATTTCTAATGTTTTGTTCCTGCTCTGTGGGTGGGGCAAGTCAAATCTACCCACCTCGTCATCTTCTAATCTCTTTGGCAAATCTTTGTGATTTTCGATATTCAGCACATCACATACATCTTTCAGCACCCACCAAGGCTCGCCGTCCTTCTGTATGGTTCTGACCTCGTTGCCGTTGTAGCTAAAAATCTGCAATTCATTCATACTTTCACAACCCTTCTTTCTCGAACGCTCTTAATCACTTCAACAATTTCACCGCAAAGCTGCTGAATTTTTTCCATTTCCTCACGTTTTGCATAATTTGTAATCTCAGAGGATATTGTCAAATATTTTTCATCAAATTTTATCAGCATATTAAAACCTCCCTTTAAATCATCTTGCTTACCAAAGTTACCAGTGCCAAAACCAAGCCCATCAAAAAGATAAAATGTACCATTAGCTTAAAAATATCTTCTTTCATATTGCACCGTTGGAGTTTTTCATGTATTATTACTGATAGAAGGTTGGAGCTTTCGCCCCTCCCTCTATGTAATGAGTTTGATTAGGATTAAAACCCATCCTACCAATGAGATTATCCTAATCATGAGCTTTTCAAGTTGTTCCACCAGCTTGATTAGCTCTTTTATTTTGTCCTCCCGCTTTATTTTTTGATATTTCTCAAAATCACATATATAGAAAGTCCAATGCTCACCGCCAGCAAAATATAAATCAATGTATCCATGTCTTGACACCTCTCATTCCTTCTGCTATTTTTATTATGAGGGGAGGTTTCCCTCCCCTTTCCTCTAACCAGTCAGCTTATCTATCAAGATAAGTATCGCTGTTATGAGGTTTAATATTGCGGCGGTGAGGTTGATTTTGCTTTCGGATTGCTTTGTAACCTTGCCGCTTTTCTTTTGTTTGCTCACTTGCTTACCTCCTTTCTATGGTTTTATTATACAGCATTTGCTAAATGTTGTCAAGCATTTTATTTATGTTTTTCTAAACATTTTTTCTGTTTTGCTTGATTTAATTTAGCAATCGCTATATAATATAAACAGATAGGAGGTGCTTAAATGACAATAGAACAAAAAATCAGCATGGCACTGTCATATAAAGGCATCAGCCAAGCAGAACTTGCAAGGAGAATTGGTACAACCCCATCCAATTTAAACCAAAAGGTAAAGCGAAACACACTCACCAAAGAAGAATTGGAACAAATTGCCGAAGTCCTTGGATGTATTTGGCGTGCAGAGTTTGAATTTCCCGATGGTACTATTATTTAAGACCGCCCCTCGCGGTCTTTTTTTATTCCCCATCCTCTACACCCTCCTTCCCCTTCTGGTACTGCGTCCCGAAGTAGAACGCTACCACCACAGAGAAAATTGTCAAAAACTGTTCTCCGCTGATACGCCCCACTACCGCCAGATACGAAAAAACCACCGTAAGCATAATCGTTACGATGGATTTCACTGTCAGCAGATTTTGAACTGTGATTTTTGCCGCTTCATTCATTTTCATTTTCTCTCAATTCCTCCTTGCACTCCCATTCCGCTTGCTTTACGCCCATTCTTCTTTTCCTACGTTCCTCCGCCCTGCGTTCTGCCTGCTCCACGCCCTTATCGTACAGCTTCATCAGACCGCAGATACCCAATTCCGTACCGAACAGCAACAGTGCGGACGATACGATGGATGAAATGTCAACGCAGAAGCACGCCAAGATAATACCCACAACAACAACGCACACACAAAACGATAGGGACAAAACCACAATCGTTGTCATGGTATCGTTATTGATTTTAAAACGAATTCGTCTGCGTTTTTTCATTAAAAACCGCCACCATTCAGCAGAAACCCGATAGCCGCACCGACAACCACAGCGATAGCCTTATCAATCAGCCCATCCCAACGCTTTGCCGGCTTAGAGACCAGCTGCTTCACATCGTCCTTGATTTCCCCGACATCCGTTTTGATATGCTCCTGCTCGTTCTGCAGAACCGAAAACGCATTTGTCAGCTCCTCAAGGTTGTCCTGCCGCTTCTCCATGCGGTCAATCCTCTTGTGCGCGGATTTCGTGCTGTCCAGTGCCTCCTGCACCATTTTTTCAATGTTTTCCATAAGCCATCCCTCCCCTTAACTCTGCACCTGTGCCGCTGTGACATGGTGCGGATTGTTAAAATCGTTCAAATGCTGTTGTAACAGTGTCATAACCGATGCCGCATTGATATATGCAGAGGACGCAAGCGAACCGCTTTTCACGCCACTGGTAACGGATGCCGCAAGCGTGGGAATGAAATCCCCCAATTCCACATCGTTGTACTGCTCCAGAAGGCAATTCCATTCGTAGGAAATAACCTTTGCCTGCTTCTGAAAGCCCATTTTGGTATTGATAACCGTTACCATATCCCCCAAAAAGACTTCTTCCAGAACGGCATACTCCCGATATTCCGCCGTCTTTTCCAGTGCCACAAAGTCCACCTTGATGTTGATGCTTGGAATGTCGCAACCCTCGTCCAACAGCTTTTGCGCCTCTGCCTGCACCTCGGAAATGCTCTTATTTTCCTCTGTCAGCGTGTGGATTTTCGGGTAGATATAATCGTTAATATGGGGGCTGTCAAGCGTTACACTGCCGTTCTTGCCGTAGCAGACAATGCGTGTTTTTACATTGGATTCGTCCTCTGTGACCTCAAGCCCGACAAGGTTTTTGCCGTAGCGGATGGAAACACCTCTGTCCTGCCCCAATGCCGCCCGAAGGGATACCTGAAAGCCATCCCGCAGCAACTCACCGCCGTAGCCCTTGACAAACGAGGTTGCTTCGTCATCATCCGACAGTAACGCTTGTACGGGATTCATACGCCCCGTTGTGAGCGTTCCTGTCAGCGAAATATCCGTGTCAAAGGAAAATGGCATGGGATAGGCAAACGCCGCCTGTAATGCCGCCAGTGCCGCCGTAGCCGTGCCGCTGTGGCTGATTGGTTCGCACTGGTTGTCCAGTAAATCATAAAAAATATGCCTTGCGTTGACCGCAATCTCCTTCATGGTTGGTTTGACGTAGTAAATGCGGAACGGCTGCATCCCTTTGGGCGTGGATGCGTAGAGAATCCGCCCCCGTTCAATGCGTTTCCACTTGCCGCCATCGTCATAGGGGTGCTTCAGCTCCAGTTCATACGCCCCATTCAATTCTTCCTCCACAACACAATGGCTGGGAACCAACGCCCCCAGCCCGAATGTGTCAAATGTCTTTGCCGTTTTTTCGTGAATGGTAATCATAACATCACTCCATCATGCCGACCAATTCCTGATACTGTTCTTCCGTAATCCGGTTCGCCATGAGGAACACATCTAATTTGTTCATCATGTCCTCTTTTTCGTATGCACCTCTGCTAATCAGTTTTTTCAGTCTTGCGTATGTCATAAATATCTACTCCCTTCAAATCTCTAATTCCTTCATGCAAACCAAATAGTCTACATTGATTGCTGTGTCTAAAATTGCCTGTTCGGTTTCGGAAAGAGGTGGTTCGGGGATGGGTTCCGGTTCGGGTGGTGTGTATTCCGAAAACGTACCTGTTTCAGAATCATAAATCATGCCAAGCGTAACGGTATCGTCACAAGGAATAGCAGTCACTGGATTGCCCGATGGGTCGGGTGGATAGTGGGGTTCTGTTTCTTGGTCTTTCAGAACATCAATCACTCTGGTTTGTAAAATCATTGCATAAATTTTCATATTCTCACCTCACCATTCGATAATAACAATACCATCTCCGCCATTGCCAGCTTTACTATAACTACTGGAACTATTCCCTACACGCTGCGCACGACCGCCGCCGCCTGCACCTGTTCCTCCGTTGGTAGCATCCTTACCAATGGTATACTCGCCATTGGTACCACCATCTCCACCATTTCCAAAGCACGCACCTCCGCCCTGACCGCCAGTACTACCAGAACTTCCACCGCTACTAGTACCTTGAATACCAGCAACCGCAAATACGGTATCCTCTCCTCCCTTTGTGCCTTTGTGTATTCGCGTATTGTCACCACCTTTAAAACCTCCACTAATTGTAATCAGATTCCCAATTATTGTTGCGCCACCATCAGTAGCCTCTATTTCTGGATCGCTATTAGCATCTTGCCCAAGACCACCTTTTCCGACAGTAATCAGTATGACTGCATTCGGCTCAACACTAAAAGCTCTTTTTACAATATAGTCAGCTCCCCAACCTCCGCTTATACCTTTGCCACCGCCACCACCTCCACAGGCTGTAATCAAAATCTTATGCACACCAGCAGGAACGGTAAACGTGCCATTTGATGTGAATGTTTGTGTGCCATGTGGTGTAAATAACAATTTATCCAACGATTGAAACCCGTTTGTCCCAATCGTGCTATTCAAATACGCCTTAATCCCCTTCTGCAAGCTGGATTCCACATCCCCACGCCCTGCCAAGGTTTCCAGAATCCCCCAGAAGGTATCCACGCCGTACTCCGCTGCCTTGTCCCCAGGCTCGCCGAATGCTGCGGCAATCTTGTGCATGGTATCCAGTGCATCTTGAATTTCCTGAAACAGCACCACCAGAACGCCGTATTCGTTCTCACTTTCAACGGAATCCGTCCAAGGAATCGCCGCCGTCACATAAATTTCAAACACCTGCGTAGACAAAATCTGACCGCCTGCGTTCCATACAGAAATCTGTGCCTCTACCGCCTTCGCCTCGGAAAGAATTTCATTCGTCAATGCAAATTGGCATCTGCCCGCGGTCGCATCCGTCACTTCCCCCTGATTAAAAAATGTGCTGCCGTCCGCCTTTCTGAATGTAATACGCACCTGCTCGCCCGTCAGATTGATTGGCACACCGTTTTCATACAGGCATACATCCAGATATCTGGATTTTGTATCGTTCTGCACAGGGCGAATCCCGATGCTGTTCGGCTTCTTATTTACATCCAACTCCAACCGATTATACGTTTTTGCCATTTTCCCACTCCTTTCTGTTTTCCGCATCAAAAAAGCACATCCGTTTTATTTTCAGATGTGCCTTTCTTGACAGAATATCTTTCTTTTGTTATCATAAATATAAGAAAAGGATTACCGCTTTTGGAAGGGCGGTCAGTCCGAATGGTTTTGGAGAGACCGTCTAACTTCTGTTAGGCGGTCAATTTTTATTTATCCCCTGTTTTTACACAGGGCGATAATAGCTACGATGAGCATACCGAATTGAAATAAATCCGAATATGTAACACAATTCATAGCATCACCCCCTTTTCAGAGAGTGACTGAACCGCCAAGCGATAATCCTCGCTTACAGCATACCATAAATTTCATTCTTCGACAACTACAGCCATCTCCAACGGGGCTGTATTTTTATTTTGCTGACATTCCCCGTCCAACTGATTTCGTTTTTCCCGACCTCAAATCTCGGAAACTCCACACCGCCGTATTTGCCGTTTTGGTTGGTGTTGCCCTTAAATACCTCCATCATTTCGCTGTCAATGGTAATGCTTTCCTGCACGCCGTACAGGGGGAAATCTGCCCCGTTGACAGTAAGCGTAATATCCCCACTGCCGTAAACCGTAATCAGCGGCTCACTGTATACCGTGCCACTGTTGCGGATGGTGGTCGGGGCAGTCAGCTCCACGGCATCCCCTGCGGCGTTGACACTGTATTTGAATGGTTCAACGTCAAACTGTACCAAAAATTCATTGATATTTTTCAGAATACTGCCAAACTCAATCTGATTTTTGATGTACGCACGGTATACCTTGTCTGGTTCACTGGAAAAAATAACCTCTCCGAACCCAGTCAGCCAACCGCAAACTTCGTCAATTTGCCCCCTGTCCATCACATGACATTCGGCATCCTTTGTGTAGTTCTGGTAGGTCTTTTCGTCCTCATGCAAAACACCATTCCTGCCGCTTATCTTGATTTCGTTTATCTTCCTCTGCGGAATGAAAATAGAGGGTGCTTTCAGCATCACTACGCCCATATCCAGTGAATTGACACCATTCCAGATAAAATATTGATACATCAAACTGCACCCCCTACCGCACTTACTCGCCGTTTCCTGTAAAATTCCATTTCACGCATGAAATCCTCTGTGGTTCTTTCGTCTTTGTTTTCAACAGTGCCGATATATACGTTGAAATTTTCCGTTTTAGCTACCGTTTCGCCCTTGCGGTATCTGTCCGCCTCCGGCTGTGTCAGAACGCGTTCGCCTTTGTGCAAAATCGCACGGTATCCATCGAACGGCACTTCTCGCAGACCTGTTCTGTGACTGCCGTCCGAACCGCCATCGCCCATGCCTGCCTCTTCCTTCGCCGCTCTAATGGCATCCCGAATCGCCTTTGTAATGGCATTTACAATACTGCTCTTGCCATCCTTGATACCCTCTGCAACGCCATCTGTCAACGCCTTGCCAACGTCATTGAAATCGTCTGCATAGCCCTTAGCCTGTTCCACAGCGTTCATGGCTAATCCTTCCATTTCATCAGAATAAAACTGCTGTGCCGCTTCATTCGCCAAGCGCCGCTTTTCCTCGAATTTCTCGACATATTCTTCAAACTTTCCGACCTCTAGGCTATCCAGCTTTTTGGTAAAATCCAGTGCATCATCAATGCTCATATCGGCAATCTCGGCCAGCAGTCCGCCGGAAAGACCTTTCTCCTTCAGCTTTTCAATCTGTTCGTTATACTGCTGAATTTTCTTGATGCTTTCATCCAGATCTGTCAGCTTGAAAATTTCTTTTTCGCTGTTCTCGTCCTGCACTCTGGTAAACAGCTCGCCGTAATCAAACAGCTTATCGCTCAGGCTGGATTCCTTCTGCTCGATTGCCGCCAATTCAGACTCATATTTCTGCTTGAATTCCTGTAAAGCGGTCAAACGCTCCTGCAGCTTTTTCTGCTCTGCCTGTTTCGCCGCTTCAAGTTGCTTTTTGTTCCAGTCCTTTTCGATTTTGGCAATTTCGTCCAGAATGGATTTTCTATTTTTCGGCTCTGCTTTTTTCAGTTCCGCCTGTTTCTTTGCAAGATTTTCCTTATACTGCGCCAGTTCCTCTTTGGCGCGCTCGTCCTCTGCCTCCTTCTGGATTCTGGAAATTTCAGCATTTACCGCGTCAATCTCATCCGCAATCACATCCTTGATTTTCGCAGCTGCCTTCTGTGCCGCCTTAGCTGCTGTGTTGTCGTTCATCATGCCATTCGCAAGCCCTTCCATCACAAAGCCGCCAATCATTTCAGACCATTTCGAAGGAGAATGGGTATCGAAGCCATCCTTGCCGGTAAACCACCCTTTGATTTTATCGACAACGCCTTTGACCTTGCTTTTCAGCCATCCGACCTTATCATTGATACCATTCCACAGCCCCATCAGGACGTTTTTGCCGATACTGACAAAATCCGAAACCTTACCGCTGAACCACGAAACCAGTTCGCTCCATGCCGCCTTGATATCACTCACAGCATTTCTATAGTAAGCAATTCCGCTATGGAACACGCCGATAATTGTGTTGATTGCGGCGTTCACCTTATTCCCGACTGCATCAAAAACGGCGTTGACCTTATTTCTGAATTCCTCGGAAGTATTATAGGCATGAATCAGCTTCAGCACCAATGCCGTAATAACCGCAATCACAATCGTTACAGGCCCACCAATAGCGGCAATCGCAATCTTGACCGTACCAAGAGCCGTAGCCACCGCAGGGGCAACCGTCATAATCGCTCCTATGGATTGTATCAGCGTGCCGATGATAATTATCACAGGGCCCAATGCTGCCAGAATCGCCATAACGGCAACAATAACCGTCTGCGTAGCAGGAGACAGATTGCTGAACCGCTCTGTTAGGGATTTCACTGTTTCCGCAAGCTGTTCCAATAATGGCGCAATCGCCTCCAGTGCCGCCGAACCGAGCTCTATGCCTGCGTTCTTCACTGCATTCAAGCTTTCCTGTGCCTTTGCGCTTGGCGTACTGAGTGTTTCAAGGGCATCGGCTACATTCCCTGTGGAATCCTGCATATTCCCCAATTCATCATTGAAAGCACCTACACCGGACGAAAGAATAGACAATGCACCTGTACCGGCTTCACTGGAACTCCATAAGCCTGCCAGAGCCTCAGAATCACCGTTTACGCTGTCATTCAGAATACCGAGAACATCCCCAAGGCTCATGCCGTCATTCATAAGCTGTCCGAAGGATTTTCCCGTTTTGCTTTTCAGAATCTCGCCCACATCGGAACCGGAATCCCCCAATTCATTCAGCATGCTTTTCAGATATGTGCCTGCCTGCGCTGTGGCGACACCATTTTTTGTCAACTGTGCATACGATGCGGCAAGGTTTTCAATATTTACCCCATAAGCAGATGCCAGAGGAATGACCTGCCCCATGCTCTGGGATAGCTCATTTACCGTTGTCTTACCATCATTCTGTGTCTGAATCAGAATATCAGATAACCTTCCGGCATCTGATGCCTCCAGACCGTACGCGTTAATAATAGTGGTTAATACGTCAACAGCATCCGCCGTTTCCAGAAAGCCTGCTTTGGCAAGACCAACCGATGTGCCGACAAAAGAAACAGCATCAGCAGTATCTACAGATGCCGAAATTGCCTGATAGGTTGCATCGGCAATCTCGCCTGCACCTCTGCCTGTCTCTGTAGATAATTGCAGCATATCATCTCTGAGTTTTTCGAGTGGTACGCTTTGCAAATCTGCAACCGTACCTACCTTCGCAACCGCATCCGTATAGTCACTTGCAAGCTTCACAGATGCCCCAAGAGCGGCAGCGGATGTGGCAGATGCAACACTTACTTTCTTCCCGACAGTTTCAATCTTGCCGCCAAGCTCCTGCACATCTTCCCCTGCCGCCGCAATCTGCTGTGCGGAAACGCTACCGAAATTCTTCATTTCCTTAGTAAGGTTTTTCAGGCTGTTTTCCGTTGTGGAAATCTCCCGTACCAGACGGCGGTATTGCTCCTGATTGACCTCCGTACCGCTTGCCATGTCCTTATCGGCTTTCTCCTTCGCCGCCTTCAGGGATTCCAGCTTGCTTTTTGTTTCCGATACGGATTTTGTCAAAAGCTCCTGTTTCTGCCGCAGAAGGTCTGTGTTTTTTGGGTCATGCTTTAACGCCTTATTGACATATTTCAGCTCATTCTGCAAATCCTTTGCGGACTGGTTCAAATCCTTCAAGCCGCTTTTGAATTTCTTGGTATCCGAACCAATTTCAATGGTAATGCCCTTAATGTTCCCCATGCTCTGCCCCCTTTCCGAATTTTTCCCTCAATGCCTTCCTGTCTGGCTTGGTCTGCTCCAAAAGCCAGCACTCCTCCAGATATTCCCGACCACTTTCCGTCTGCTGTAAATTGAAAATAAATGCATCCCGCTGCAATCCCAGATAAACATCTATCGGCAAATGCTCGATTTCCAAAAAATTCAAATGTGCATAGTCCATCACTGTTTTTTCGGATAACGAAAAAATGCTGTAGTGCAAATCGTCCGCCTCTCCCGGCATAGAGGGTATTTTTAGTTTGGGTCAGACACAACACCTTTTACAAATTCCAGATAATCCTTCAGCAGCTCCACTGCATCCTCAAAATCAAACATTGCCGAAATCTTCTGGAAGCTGTATTTTTTCTTTTTGTTCTGGTTGATGATGGCGGTCAGCAGCTCATAAACATCGTTGACGTTTTCCATATCCTGTGCCGCTACCAGCTTGTCAAACATTTCCTTGTCTGGCATTGGCAGGATTGCCACAAAGCTATCATGCAGCTTAACCATGTATTTTTTCTTTTTTCTCGTTGTAAAATCTAACATTCCTTTTCCACCTCACAAAAATGAGGGGCTGTTATGCCCCTCTCCTCACGCAATACTCGCATCCGCTTCCTTATACAGAATCAGCGTGCCTTCATTGTCCTGTGGCTGTGCCTTAAATTCGGCATTGATGACAGTTTCCTTATCCTTCGCAAAGGACAGCTCGAATCCTGCCTCATTGCTGCCGACAATAGTCACACGAATGTCGCCGTCCGTCTTATCCTCATGCACAAAATGCAGAACATATTTCTTACCGTCATTATGGCTCAGACCGCCGATTTTTACAGTTCTGGTCTTTTTGGCTGTATCCTCTGTCACTCTGGCGGTGGGTGTCAGCTTTTTCAGCGTTTCGCCGTTCCATGTCATTACGCCGCTTTTCAAAATTGCTTCTTCGTCTGTGATAATTTTCTTGGAAACGAAATTCAAATCGTCCTTCGCTTCGTAAAATGTCGGCTTGTAGGTCAGTGTCGCACCGCCCTGAATATAGCCCAACAGCTTAGCCTCCACCTCAATGGCTGCATCCTCAGGCAGTTCCCCTGTAAATTCATCCACATACAGCTTGCCGCTGCCAAGTACAATTCTTTCCATTAGTTTTCCACCTTTCTTGTAATGTCAAATGCAAATGATACCAGATACATTTTTTCTTTCTCGATGTAGATTTCCGTTGCATCGTAACGAATCCCAACAGAATCCAACGCCTTTTCAATTTTTTCTTGGTTGGCAAAATCCTTTCTTGCCGAATAAAATTCTACCAAGTAGCTATCTTTTCGCAGGAAGTTTCTGCCATCCGAACCCCAAGCAGTTTCTCCGTCCTTCAGATAGACGATGTAGGGAAGCGTTGGGTTTTGGTCTGCCTCATAAAAATAGACCTCCAGACCTGTACTGCGCAGCAGCTTGTATAACTCACTTTGCCGCATCCTCTATTGCCTCCCTTACCTTTTTTTCGTATTCCCGAATGACCTGTTCTTCTACTGGCTTAATGTGCGGGATTGCCTTTGTTCGCTTGCCGTTTGCCGTCACATGCCCATGCTCTAGAAGATGCGTCAGCCGATACCGTTTTTTATTGTGAATGATGTATTTTGCATTTTCACCGAATCCGCCCGCTTCTCTTGTCACGCCCCAGCTTTTTGCATATTTGCCTGTTCTTTTGGGGCTGGTCTGCCGCAGCTCTTTCGCGGCGGCATTTGCAACGACTTTTCCGCAAGCATCTGCGTTTTTCACAATCTCCGTTTCATATTCGGAAAGCAGTTTTGCAATCTCATCCGATAAAGCATCAGCCTTTATGCTCATATAGACCACTCCTTACCTCGCAGTAAAGCTCTGTGTGATGGAAATCGTTTCGAAAACGATACACGCTGTACAATCTGCCCCTAAACCGCAGGACTTCTTCCTGTTCATATTCGCCGTATGGAATCCGCAGGCATAGGGCAGGGCGCAGCCCCGTTTCTCTGCACTTGAAAAATTCGCTTTGGTTGATGGGCAATTCCTCCGCAAACACTTCTCGTTCCTCGTAAAACGTCTGCTTCATGCCGATTTCATCCCGTATCATTTTTTCGACCAACAACGTCACAACATTGTTATACATTGTACTCACCACACAAACTTAATCCGTTTCTCATGCCCTTATAGGCTTTTTCATAACGCTCGCCCTCGCCCATGAAGTCATACTGCCATTTGAGGTACAGCTCAAACACCTTCTGAATTGCGGAATCCTCCTCGTTAATGACAGTAATGCCGACACGCATCATGTCTTTTTTGCAGGCATCCACGTTGTACTGAATTTCCTCATCCAGCTTATCATGCGAAATGCGCAGTGCCGTTTTCAGTCTCGCTAAATCTGCCATTCCTTACGCCTCGCTTTCCACAATCTCCACAGTAAATTCCACAACTCCTGCGGATGTTGTCACTGTAAAGGTTTCCACGCCGACAGGGAATTTCTCCAGATATGCCTTTTTCAGCACAACCGCAGTGCCGCCGGAAACAGACCAGGTTGCCCCACCTTCCTTCGGCACATCTGCGCCGTTATGCAGCAGAGCTGTAATGGTCTGACCGCCTTCGGCAGCCGTTACGGTAATGTCAGCATGATTTGCGCTGTCTGCGCGCTTATCAAACGTGCCGCCGCTTACTGCGTTACTTTTTTTTTAAGAATCAGCACACCGTTGGGGTCTGCCAGCTTCCCGTCACAAACCAGAGTGACCTTCACTTTTTCCTGATTGTTGTCGTTATCTCTCCAGCGGTCGGTGCGCATCTGCATATTCGTATTGATGATGTAATCATTCAGATTCACAAACACACCGAACACCTCGCCGTCGGATGCCGCTGCAAAGCTTTCCAGCACATCCTCCTCTGTGGTGATAACCTCCTTGCCGCCGAATCTGTAGGTTTCACCCTCGGCAATGCCGTAGTTTACTCTTGCAATAGGCTGACCTGTGGAATCCACCATGCCGTCAATCTGTGCATCAAAGGTACCCTGTGCAAATACGAACACGCCGTTTCTGTATGCCTTTTTCATTTTGGCGAATACCTTTTCCTTCCAAGCCTTCCAGCTTGCCACATCCTCCGCCGTCATTTCAATGACGTTGCCTGTGGGCACTCTGCTGTCCTTCGTAATGCCAAGCATCTGACCGCTGCCTGTGCCGGCGATAATGCCCTTATCCAGTGCGGCAATGATAGCCTCTACCGCCAGAGGAACAAACATTTCGGTAAATTCTGCGAAATCAACCACATTTGCAATCAGGCTTTGTGCGATTTTGCATTCCAGACCGTAATAGCTGAAGGATACCTTTGTGTTGGCGGTTACCTTCTGGTCTGTGGATGCAGTGCCGTCCGCAACCCAGCTTGCCGTAGGACACAGGGACAGGATAGGAATTTCCACACCGCCCTGCACGTTTGTCTTTCTCACTCTTGCGTACAGTTCACCATGCGCTTTCAGCTCTCTGATAAATTCCTTCATTACGGTTGTGGGAATCACCGCTGTGGTTTCCGTTACCGTAGTTACGGCGTTCTGCAGCTTGCCTGCAATGGCATCCTTATACTTAACAGGCAGCGCTTCTCCCTTGCACACCAGATTCATAAAGGCATTTTTGTATTCGTCTGTATCAAATACATCCTTCTCCGCTGTGTTGCCTGTGGAACCGACCACGCCGTCCGGATGCGCTGTCCCTCTGCCCTGCATGGCGGCAAGGTTTGCCTGTGCCGTTGCAAAGGCTTCATAAGCGGCATCCAACTGTGTGATTTCTTCCATTTTTGCATTTGCTTCTTCCACGTTTCCATTCTGCAGCAGTTCCTCCGCCGCATTGTAAAGTGCTTCTCTCTGTGCTTTGTAATCCTCGTAATTCTTAAACTTCATCCTTCATTTCCCCTTTCAATCTGAGTAATTTTAATTTTGCAGTTACAGTTTTAACTTCTGCGCTTTCCTCTCCCCTTGCAGGAAGAAGATCCTTCAGCTTATGAATGGTCTGTGCAGGCAAAACGCCGATGCCGTTTGTCAGCGTTGGCTCTGCCGCAAACATGACCTCATCCACAAAGCCATATTCCACCGCCTTTTGTGCATCCATCCATGTTTCCGCATCCATAATGCCAAGCAGCTCCTCCATGCTTTTGCCTGTCTTTTCCAGATAGGCGGCGGCAATAGAGTTGTTCGCCGTCCGCAAGACCTCTGCCTCGTGCGTCATGGTGTTGCAATCTCCGTAAGCCGCACCGGAAACATTATGCACCATAAATAATGCCGTCGGGCTGATTTTGGAATGTCCCGCCTGCGCAATCACAGAGGCGGCACTTGCCGCAAGCCCGACAATGTGAATTTCCACATCCCCCGAATACGCTCTTAAAGCCGTATAAATTTCACTGCCGGCAAACACATCACCGCCGCCGGAGTTAATTTCAACGGTAATCGGCTCGCCGTTTGCCTCCGCAATGGCATTGCCAATATCCTTCGGGCAGGTTGCCTCCATGCCGAACCATTCATAAATCCACTTTTCGCTGTTTCTGATGATTGGTCCCTTTACCTCGATTTTCTTCATTCTCCCTCACCCCCTTCCATAAATCCTGTGTCCTTGCGTCTAAGTAGCTTATCGCCGCCGTCCACAGGTGCCATGTTAAGTACCGCTCTGACCTCGTTCGGTGTCATAATGCCCCTGTCAACGTACTGCACCAGCTCCAGCTTTGTTTTCATGCTGGCAAATGTCAGATTAGAGCCTTCAAAAACAATCTTGTTTCCAAATGCCCGTTCCCTTCTGGTAAACAAACGGCTGCTATAAACCGCACCCATCTGCGTAATCATCGGTTCAATGGCATTTTCGTAATACGCAATCCATTCATCCTCGGTATAAAGAGAGCTGACGATTTTCTCATTCGTGTTAAAAAAATCATAGATCCGCTTGATGATGCGGTCGGTCTGTGCGGCGTTCGGCACATAGTCCTTCGGTTCAATCCGCTGCACATCCGCCTTACTGTCCACGCCCGCTGCGCCGAAGGTTTCACTCTCCACAGAAAGATAGGTATCCGCAAATTCCTGCACGTTTTTCCTTACGTCATCCGGTCGCATGGCATTTGTAAAGCGCAACAGCCAGCGAATCACGCCGCTGTTCTTAATAGCCTTTACAAAGCCTTGGTCCATAATGCTGACGCACTCCATCAGCTGAGAAAGTGCCTCCATTGGGCTTTCTCCGAAAATATCATCCTCATTGAAATCATCACGCAGATGAATGATATCGCTGTATGGGAAGGTGCTTTCCCTGCCGTTCAGAAAAACGAACCGTAAAAACAATTCGTTGTCCTTGTAAAAAGCCTCCACCCCCGAACAGGGAATGGGATACAATTCTATCGGCTTTTCAAATTCATCCCGTACAATCAGAATAAAGGCGTTGTGGTTCAGTGCCAGCTGGTTTGCCACCTTCTCCTGCAGCATCTGCCCGCTCATCAGCGGATTCGGCTCCTCCAGCAGAAAACGGATATAGGCATCCGGATTGACCTCTACCCGCTCCCTCTCCTGCGTTCTCGTGGTACGGATATGCTTTGCAACCGCCTTACCAATGGCTTTTGTTTTCGGGCGGATACAGGCACGCACTACATCGGAATGGTATAGCCTGCCGTTCCACGCATAAAAGCCGTTCCCCCTCTCCTGCACCATCTTAAAAGTTTGCTTGCTCATTTTTTGCACAATTCTGTTCCATAAACCCATTTTTTCTCACCTCCTTAAATCAGACTTTCAAATTCATCTCTTTTATTGCAATACACCACATAGGCATCCAGAAGTGCCGCTGTGCCGTCAATGCGCCTTGCGCGCTCATCGCTCTTGACAGGCTGCACGTTGCCGTTGACATCCTTTTTCTCCTCGGTGTTAATCAGACACCATTTATCAATCGGATTGTTGTTGTAGACGATTTTCTTTTCCTGAAATTCCGCCTTTAAATCCTTCATTGGCTGGGATAAGGTCAGAACCCCCTGCCGAATTTTAACCATGACGTTTCGCCCAAACTCCTGCTCAAATGCCGCCAGCAGCTCATCCGAGATATGCCAAGGGTCATAGCCGATATAAAGCGGATAAATGTCCTCCTTATCCCGCAGTTCACAGAACCAATCCAGAATCACTCGCTTATTCACGCGCCGACCTTCACAGGTGCGCATCAGCCCCTGTGATACCCATAAGCTGTACGGCACGCCGTCCCGTTCCCTTCGGTCTCCTCGCTCCTCCTGTTGGTCAAGTACCGCCTGCGGAATCCAGTACATCTGCTTAACGTAAAGCTTATCATCCCCACGCCGTTTGCAAATTGCCTTTGCAGCGTTTAGGTCAATGCTGTCTGCGGCATCAAAGCCACCAATGCAATAGCGAAACGTGCCGCCCTCCGGCAACAGCTCCTCGTTGTTCAAATCCTCATACGTCAGCCATGCAGACTGCGCCGTCTGCGGAATATTGAAATCCTTTACCAGAACCGTCGGCTTGAAGGATGGGTCGTTCTTCGCCTTCTGTACCATCTCCTCCAGATATTCCTTTTTCTTGATGGTGCCAAGACCGGGGTTTGCCTTTATCCACATCTCCGGTTTGTCCCATTCGGAAGCATCGTCCAGCTCATAGATAAACGGCAGAAAGCGCGGTGCTTTTATTTTCCCGTCCAGCACCTTTTTTGCGTATTCATACTGCGCATCAAAGATGCCGCCGCGGACAAAGCCGTTTGTGGTAATACAAAAAAGCAATGGTTGTTCTCTCGCACCCATTGCCTGTTTAATCAAATCATATATATCTCTGTTTTTGATTGCCGCCAGTTCATCAATGATGGCTCCATGCACGTTCAAGCCGTCCAGACTGTTTGTGTTGCTTGCCAGTGCCTTAATAAACCCAAGATTGGAAGGCGCATATAAATCCGCAGCACGTTTGCGGATATGCTTCCGCAGGGTCGGGCTTTGCCGCACCATCTTGTAGCACGCATTGAACCCCAGCTTTGCCTGGTCAAGCATCGTTGCGACGTTGTAAATCTCCGGTGCACCCTCTCCGTCATTCAGCAGTAAATCCGTTTCCACGGCGGCACACTCGGTTGTTTTTCCGTTTTTTCGACCTTCCACAATCATTACTTCGTTGTACTGTCTGAGGTTATTATCATCCACAAAGCCGAAGATTGCCTGTAGCCTTGCCTTCTGGAATAGTTCAAGCTGTAACGGCTGTCCCAGTTTGCCTGTCGGCTGCTTGCAGAAACGCTCAATAAATGCGATATGCCACTTTGCAACCTCATAATCGAAATGAAATTCTCCGGGGCTCGCAAACTGATTCAAAAGCATTTCACTGACCCGCTTCATTTTGTCGCAGGCAAGAATCGTGCCATCATAAAGTGCGGAAAAATATTGTTCGAATTCCGTCATTTGCTACCACGCTCCCGCTGGAACAAAACAAGCTCATCCGCCGCCGCTTCATCCGTTTCGGGCATCAGATCCAGAAGCTGCTTGATTACACTGGAGTAATTTTTAATCGTCGCGGTGTAGATTTCAACCTCGGGGGCTTTCTTCGTCCCCCACTGGTTTTCGCCGTTCTGGTACTCCGAAATATATCCCTTCTCCTCAATGTCCGTTTGCAGATGCTCCAGCTGCTCCGCCATAAAGGCAGCATTGTCTATCAGCTTTTCCACAATTTTCTTTTTATTTTCCGGAATTTCCTTGAAGATGCGCTTCAATTTCCGCATTTCCGCCGCTTTGATTTTTCCTTTCTCCATTTTCTCACTTCCTCTCTTTTCCGCCCTTATACTACACCCCCCACGCGCACGCACGCCCGTTGAAACAGTAGTCCACTCCTCGGTCTCCACGGGAGAGACCTAAAAATAAAAATAGGGGGGGCTATTCCATTTTTCTTTTGTCTATCGGCTGTCCCTCCGCATCGAATCCGCAGCAGCATCCCTTCCGTTGGACGAAGTGTCCTTCCTCCTCGTCATGACACGGCTTGCAGACGTATTGCAGGTTGTCAAATGATAGTGTGATGTTTGGGTCTGTGATGTTCGTCGGTGTCAGCATTTCCTTGTGATGAACAATGTAGCCCACACGTTCTCCGCATATCTCACACATTCCGCCATCCACCATGATGCGACTGTCTATGTATGCTCGCCTGCACTTCCTCCACGCCGCCGAGTTGTAGAAGCCTTTTGCAAATTCCTTCATCGTCTTTCTCCTTTGCCGCAAATAAAAAATCCCGATAAGCATTGTAGCTATCAGGATTTCTTTTGATTTATTTTGATATTTCTATTGACATTTACTCTTTTTCGTGTTATTATATAAACAGAAAGGAGGTAGTGCAAAATGAAAAAAGACAAAGACTTTAAGCTAAAAATTGTCGAACTTGTAATCCAAGCAGTTATTGCCCTAGCCGCTCTGATTACAGCCATCAAATCTTAGCAAGTTCGGGGAGTAAACCTCCCCTTACTTCTTAGATAAAGTCAATGTCTCATGTTTATTATAACCAACCGAAAGGAGAATGACAATGAAAAATAAAATTTCTGTTTTCTCACTCCTGTTTTTCTTTATCTATGCAATACACGCAGGCTGGACACCTATCGCAAAGCTCCTTGTGATTTTAAATTCCGTCCTTGTGCTTTTGCAAACTACTTTGCAATTCAAGGAGGTTATGCGCAATGTTAGAAGCTGAGTATATCTCTGTTACCCAATTTGCCCAGAAGTTCGGTAAGGATGTCGGCAATGTCCGCAAGCTGATTAAGGACGGTCGCATCCCTGCAATCAAAATCGGGAATCAGTGGGCAATCCCTGCCGATGCCGAACCTCCTGCCGATAAACGCGTAAAGTCCGGCGAATACCGTAATTGGAGAAAGAAAAAGGATTCTTCCGAAGAGGACCGCTGATGCGGTCTTTTTCTTTTTATGCAAAAGGCACCCGTTTCCGAGTGCCCAAAATAGAAGGTAACATGAAACATCTATATTTTCACAATACTATAATACCATATTTCGATGTGGCTTTTAGTGGCTTATTTCAGAAATTTCAAAATTTTTTAAAGCCCTCCCATGGAGCCTTAATACCCAACGGTAGTTGTAATCCATATCCACCGCAATCTGCTCCCATGTCCGCCCCATCAGATACCGCCGAATCAGAACCTCCTTCTCTGCCCCGTCCTGCATTTTATGTATCCTGTCATAGATTTCCTTATACTGCCGTACCGCCATAGCCTGCTCATGCTCCAGTTGGCTGATGAGTGCATCCAGCCTCGCCACATATCCCGACAGATCGCTGTGTGTGTTCCCCTGCGGCATCCCGTCATGGTTCGCACTCGGAAACATCTGCTGACTGCGCAGCTCCTCAATCTGTTCTTTTAAACGCTGCGCCTTCCGCATGGAATATATGTACCCCTTAAGATATTCCTTTTTCCTCTCGTTTTCCTTTGCAATCACCAAGCTATCACCCCCATTTCTTAATACAATCCCGATGCACAAAAATCTCCGTCCCTCTTTTCGTTTTCACATACTCGATACCATCTTCGCCATAGGAAATTTCCTGCTCGCAAATTCCGCAGCAGATTGGCTTTCCGGAAAGATTTTTATTCGTAATACTCCGAAACCTTGTCCACATCTGCTTTTTCTCAATCAATGCCACTGTAACACCACCTATTTTCCATATTTCACTTTCAATGCTTCCATCAAATCATCCTGCACATCCTTTTTGCCTTGCAGGCTCTCCAGCACATGGCTGTCCATCGTCCCCTCTGTAATCAGATGATGAATGATAACAGCCTCCTGCTGCCCTTGTCTGTAAAGTCTGGCGTTTGCCTGTTGGTAAAGCTCAAGACTCCACGTAAGCCCGAACCATACAATGATATGTCCACCGGCCTGCAGGTTCAGTCCATGCCCCGCACCGGCAGGATGCGCCAAAAGCATCGGGATCTCTCCGTTATTCCAATCCGTAATGTCTTTGGAGCTTTCCAGTTTTCTTGCTTTTGGAAATTTTTCTCGGATTCGTTCCAAATCATGCCGGAAGCTATAAAAACAAAGCACCGGCTTTCCGTTGGCAGCCTCCACCAGCTCCTCCAGCATATCCAACTTCTTTTCGCTTGTTTTCACATATCCGCCGTCCGGAAGATACATCGCTCCGTTGCTGTACTGCAGCAGTTTTCCGGTCAAAGCCGCCGCCGATGTTGCGGTAACTTCTCCCTCTAAAAACTGCAAATACGCATCTTTCTCAAATTTTTCATACGCCGCCATTTCTTTTTCGGAAAGCTTGACCGTCTGGATGCTGTCAATTCTTTCCGGCATTTCCAGCCAATCATCCGCCTTCATGCTAATGCAGATATCCGAAATCTTTTCATTGATGTTCTCCTCTGCCTCAGGCTTTGGCTTATAATTAAAAATCGTTGTCTGGTTCCGCTGATTCGGCACAAAGTACCGTTCCCGAAACCCTGTCACTGTTTTTCCAAGACGTTCCCCACCGTCCAGAAGATAAATCTGGCTCCATAAATCAATCAGACCATTCGGGGCAGGTGTCCCCGTCAGTCCGATTACTCTGCTGCTGCGTGTGATGTATTTCCGCAGGGCTCTGAACCTCTGGGCCTTCGGGCTTTTAAAGCTGGATAATTCATCAATAATCACTGCATCAAAATCCCATCCATCCCCAATCTGAGAAAGCTCATTGCACAGCCACACTACATTTTCTCTGTTTACGATGTAAATATCGGCATCTGCAGCTATCGCCTTTCTTCTCTGCTTTGGTGTTCCAAGTATTTTTGAAATACGCAAATGCTTCAGATGATCCCATTTTTCACTTTCTCGGCTCCAGGTATCCTCTGCCACTCGCAGCGGCGCAATCACTAAAGCCTTGCTTATTTCAAAGCTATCATAAATCAGATTATTGATTGCCGTCAGAGTAACCACCGTTTTCCCCAATCCCATTTCCAGAAACAGTCCGCATCTGGGGGTTTGGTAGATATGCCGCTCCGCTAATTCTTGGTATTTATGGGGTATATACTTCATCTGCTCCGCCTCCCAATAAATCAAATGCGGCTATGTAGCTGCTTGCCTGCTCCTTGCTGTCAATCACGCAGATATAAAATCCGAAACGGAATAATATTTTATGCACACTCTCCTGCAGCCGTCTGGGTTTCTTTCCCGGGGCCTTCAGCTCTGCAAAAAACACCCTGCCTTTCGGGGCTAAAATTATCCTGTCCGGCAGCCCTGACATACTCGGCGAAACAAATTTCAGGCATAGCCAACCTTTCTTCTTGCACTCCTTTACAAAAAATCTTTCGATTTCACTCTCTTTCACGCTCATACCTCCTTTGTAACTTTTAAAGTTGACGCAACAAACCTTGATTTTTCCTATCTTTCTGCGTATCCGTCAACTTTTGCAACCTTTTTTCCATAAAGGCTGACGATTTAAGGGGATTATAGAATTTATAGAACTTATTTCAGTCTATAAATTCTATAATTCAAATTACTTACACAATAGTTTTAAGTTGACAAGTTGACAAATACCATAAAACCTTGATTTTCTAAGGTTTTATGCGTCAACTTCCTTTCCTTCTCAAAGTTGACATTTTCGATAAAATCCCTTCTGGGTTCCGTACAAATCTCCAAATCTCTGATTCGATTTCGTCCGTTCCCACTCCCCTGTTTTCAAAATAATGTCATTGATTTCTTTGCTTTTCTGTCTGGTTAAATCCTTCTTTTCTCCGTTAAAAAGCTCGCACCAGATTTCCAATGCACATACCTTTTCCCGCCGTTTTGTTGCATGAATATTCATTTCAAAGCCATCATTTTGAATAAAACTGCGTCTTGTGAATAAGTCCAGTGTATCCCAGTTTTCCGGCAGCAATCGTTCCAGATATGCCTGAATATCTCCTGTCAGGGGGCTTTCCTCCAGATGCCTGTCCTGCTCCTCTTTCGCCATGCGGTCAAGCTCCGTATCATCGATGTGGATTTTTTCCTTCTGCCGAAAAAGTACAACCGCCTCAGCCCAAATCTGGTCTACTGCTTCCTTTGTCAGATCTCCCCATACCTGCTTTGTTATCCTGTCGGGATTTACGTCTACGGGCCAAAAACGGCGGTTCCCCGTCATATCCTTCAGAAAATCATAGGTATTCGTGGTGCCGAAAAATACGCACTGTCGCTTGAAGGTTTCAACGTGATGTCCATATGCGGCTCTGTAGGAATCCTCGCCCTTTGCGGTAAATTGCTTGATAGATTCTACCTCGTGCCGCTTCAATGCCGACAGCTCCGCCATTTCGATAATCCAGAAACCCTGTATCTGCTCGTAGGCCTCCTTCCCCTGCACCGTAGTCAGAGAATCAGAAAACCATTCCTGCCCCAGCTTTTTCAAAAGAGAGCTTTTTCCACAGCCCTGCGGGCCAACCAGAACCAGCACGTTATCATACTTTATGCCCGGCACAAATATCCTCGCCACCGCGGCAACAAGTGCCTTCTTCGTGACCTCTCTGGTATATCGGCTGTCCTCCGCCCCCTGATATTCAATCAGCAGCGTTTCCAATCTGGGTACACCATCCCAAACAAGCCCTTCCAGATAATCCCTGACAGGATGGTAGCGGTTTTCGTTGGCAACCAGCGTCCATGCGTCCTCAATCGTAGATTTTCCTTTGATTTGGTAAATCTTCTCCATATAGTGCCGCAGTCCGGCATCGTCCGCATCTGTCCAGTCTCTTTCCTTTTTCTCTTTTTCCCATGGCGTTTCGCCAAATACCCTGTATTTTTTCGTAAACTCATTCTTACGGATTTTTCCTTTTAAAGCCCTGTCATTCGCTAAAATGATTTTTGCATTGTTGATGGTCGGCAGGCAGCGTCCTTTGGAATCCACATCCAGACGCAAAGCCCATTGATCCTCTTCCGCTTCTCCGTCCTCCGAGAGATATTCCCCGAAGTCCTTTTTCATTTCTTCCTGCCGTTCCCTGTGCTTCAGCAGGCGCACCCTTTCATCATTCGATGCAAGCTCCAGCATCTTCAGATACGAGGGCAGCTTTACCGTAGGTGTTCCCTGCGTGGCATCCTCATCCAGTTCCCTAAATCTATGCAGACGCACAAGGTCAAAGGCATTGCACAGCACACCTCCTGCCGGGTCGGTTGCATGGTTGGAGTACAAAAACCTTCCATCATCATATACGATTGCCCCTGCCGCAGTGCTGCCGGCAGCGTAGGTGTATCTCCCCTCCACAGCACAGGCAGTATATACGCCCGGAAGGAAGCGTTCCATCGCCTCCTCCACGGTATATGTACGGCAAAAATCCCCGACTGTCCCTTTTTTCGTTGTGGGATCTTCCTGCTTTTTCAGCAGACTTTCCCTCTTTTTCAGTGTCCTGCCCGAAGTTGGCCACTCTGTCACATCATGCCAGTCCTTATATTTCGCAAGCACCGCATCTGCGGAAAGAAAAGTCCCCTCCACAGTTTTGTAAACATATTCCGCATTCTGACTTGTACTCGGCCAAAACATCAGCCGGTGTGCCTGATAGGTGGTATCATCAAATTGGTCTATCCCGATTTCTTCTGCTACCTTACGGGAAATTGCCTCGTATTCCTCCGCGCTGACAGAACGGTCTAATGGAATCAACAGGCGCAAACGCGGCTTTTCCGGTGTATGCTTATGTGTGGAATACACGCACCATGCACATGAGAGGAAGATGTCCAGTTGGTCGCAGAAATCCTCTGCGGCAAAGTCCGCATCCAGAGTCAGAATATCTCTGCAATCCACATGATCCGCCTTTCTGCGTCCATTCCGCAGCTTGCCGCCGACAAAGCCGCCAACATCCTTGATTGTATCCTGCTGGGACTTCGTCATGTTGGCATATTCGCCCTGTGTCTCTGTTGTTCTGCAGGTGGTCTGCAATCGCTCCTTTAATTCCTCCCACGTGATAGCCGTGTTCTTCCAAAGAACCGCCGTGCGGCTCGCACCGGTTGCGATATAAAGTTTTCGCATGATCCCCCTCCCTTCTTAATCCTTCCTGTAATATTCACATTCATACGCATCCGCATTTAACGGCAGTCCGGGTGCCCATTCAATAGGCTGCCCCATCAAAGCCGCAACCTCCTGCGCAGAGCTACGGTCTTTCGGTTCATCCAGAATAACCTCATCATGCACGTGGAAAACCACTCTGTACCCTGCTTTGTATAATTTCATAATGCTTTCCGCCAGACAATCTCTTGCGAAGGCCTGCACGATGTTTTCGACCAATTTACCGCCCCATGTTTCCAGTCTTGTCCATTTCTTACTCGTCTGGTCCATTCCCATGTAGGTAATGGATTTCCCTCCGAAACGGTTTTCTCCGATTTCTGGTTTTACATACGCAATTCTCCTGCCGCTCGGTAAACCGATAAACAAAATGCCTGCCTCTCGGATAAAGCTGATCCCATGCGGCAATCTTCTCGGTTTGCCTTTGATTGCGTCCATGGCTGCATCCTGCACTGTCCTCCAGAATCTGACGATAGCAGGGTTGGAGGTTCTCCACATCTCCACCAGCTCCGGCAATTCATCCTCATTCAGCCCCATATCCAATGCCCCCATGCTAATCAGTGCGCCGGCACTGCCGCCATACCCAAGGGCCAACTCTGCGATTTTCCCTTTCTGCCGCAAATGCCCGTTGATGCCGTGCTTCACAACAGGGACATGAAACATCTGGGATGCCGATGCACAGTAAATGTCTCCGCCTTCTGCAAATACATTCAGCCTCCATGCTTCATCCGCAAGGTATGCAATCACACGCGCCTCGATTGCGGAAAAGTCCGATACAATAAATCTGCACCCGTCAGATGGAATCAGCACCGTCCGAATCAGCTCCGAAAGTGTCTGTGGGACAGGGAAAAGCATACGGAAGATATCATACTCTCCCCCTCGCACCAGCTCTCTCGCAAGGTCTAAATCCTGCAAATGGTTTTGCGGAAGATTCTGCACCTGCAAAATTCGTCCCGCCCATCTGCCTGTACGGTTTGCGCCATAAAATTGCAGAATGCCACGCACACGCCCATCCTTGCAGACAGACCGCTCCACCGCTTCATACTTTGCCACAGATGTTTTCGCCGTTTCCGCTCTCAACCTCAGCACCTTTTTCAAGATTTCATCCTTTGTTGTGGTAAGGATGGTTTTCAGATTCTTTTTATCCAAGCTGGGAACAACCTCTCCCGTTCTCTCCTCTATCCACCGCTTTAGCTGTGCCACCGAATTTACGTTTGCAATCCCTGTCAGCCTTTGCAGCTGCTCCTTGCAGCTTTCCTTGTGCGCCTTGTTATATAAAATCGCATTTTGTGCCAGCAGGGAATCCGCAGCCACGCCGCAATCAAGGATATGCTGATCTACTTCCCACAACCTCTGCTCACTCTCCGCCATAGGAAAACGGGAAATTTTCTTTTTGATTGCTCTTTCAACCGCTACATCCTGCACGCAATACTCCTTGAATACCGCCCACTTTTCAGAATCATGCTGCGGAAGGTTTCTTGTTCTGCCGCCATTTACCTTTGTCGGCTTGCAGGGCTTTGAAAAATAATTGATTAACGCCTTTCCTCTTGCATCCTTTTGTTCCTGTAGCCCAAGAGCCTCAGCCACGCCTGCCAATGTCTGCGGCAATCCCAGTTCCGCCGCAGCTACGGCAGAACACCGCCACTGCTCCGGCGGCATCGGCGTTTTCAGATAAGCCGCAATGCAGGTTCTTTCAAAATTGGCATTGTAGGCAGTTTTGATAATCTTCGGATTTGTAAGGGCTTCTGTAATTTTTTCCGGCAAGGCTTCACCGCTTGCCAAATCTACAATCTGAATATCCTCGTCATCAAAAGCATAGGCAAAAAGCAGGATTGTAAAATCAGGGGCCTCCGCATAGCGGTAAACCCCCGTTTTTAACAAATCCTCACTGCTGTATGTTTCAATGTCTATCGACAGTTCTTTCATTCAGCATCCCTCAATTCTTACTGGAGGAAATCGTCAGAATCCTCAATCAAGCCTGCAAAATCATCCTCTGCCTTACTTCTGCCACCCAAGGGCTCCCCATCTCTTGTTTTCATCAGATGATTCAGACCGCAGGCAATCCCTTTGTTTCCGTTATTATTAAAGGCAAAGAAGTTGATAGACGCATGGCCGTAGCAGCCGCTATAAAGATCGGTACTGTCAATAATTTTCTGTCCGTTTTTGTAAACAAGTCCGGGCTGCTGCTTACAGTTTGCGTTTACAAAGTAGTGTCCTGCGTATACCTCGTCATCCGGTCTTTCTGCATCGCCGTCACGCAGGGGCAGCTTCATCACTGCGGGAATTTTTCCGCCAAACTTGCCGATGCCTGCTTGTTTTGCCGCCTCTACCGCTCTGTTGATGGCATTGATTGTTTTTGTGTCTGTCTTGGGAATCAACAGGGATACCGAATATTTTTCCTCACTGCCGTTGATGCTCTTTGGCTCAAATACATTCAAAAAAGAAAATCTTACCTCGCCCGTTACTACCTTTGTTGCATTGTTCATATTTTCCATAAATCTTTCATCCTTTCTCATTCTTCGATTATCGTTTCAAAATCTTTTACCGCCGCATCTGCGGAGTGCAGTGCAGGGCGTTTATCTGATTCCGGCACCAGAGTCGGCTTGCCTGTCGGCTTGATGACAAATTCCCCCAATAAAGCGTTGAAATCTTTTTTTCCCAGATATTTTTCCAAAGCACCGATGCCAATCAGCTTTCTGGGATAAAAGCTATCCTCGTTGTATCCCTTTGCAATCAGTTGTCCGGCAATCAGCGTATCATCAATGGAAAATGCTCTGTTGCTTCTGCCTTCCACCACCTTGTAGCCGGGGAATACGGTGCCATTGTTCACTGCTTCATCCAAGGCATAGTCCTTGATCAGTGTGGCCCACTTGGCAAGTGCCTCCGCCTGCTCCAGAATCTCTGAAATTTCTTCCGTTGTCAGCTGCGCAGGCTTTTTGAAATCATACTTTGCCATTTCCTGCTTTCTTTCTGCGTACGCTCTGCAGAACGGACGGGCTTTGCAGAAATTTGTATCACAGTGATTGCCGGCACAATATTCCTCTGTTCCGGAAAAGGCTTTCTCTGCTGCCGGTCGAATTTCCTCGCCCCATGCCCGCAGCTCTGCCGCCGTCATAACAGCATCATCGATGTTATCAATACGTGGCTGAAAAATACACATATCAATTTCTTCAATGTCATAAAGAAAATCGTAGGTCTCTAAAGCCCCCAGTGCATACAGACGCATTTGAGGGTTGCCTTCCGCTTGAATTGGCACGCCCTTTCCGTATTTCAGATCTATAATCTGCAACTTTTTGTCACTGATAATAACACAGTCCCCCGTACCAAATCCCTCCGGCACATATTTTGAAAAATCAAGCCTCTGCTCTAAGAGCAGAATTGCATCAGCTGTGTGCTGCTTCGCCTGATTGAGCTGTTCAATGACAAAATCCCTGTATGCATCTGTGTATTCTTCCATTTCATCATCAATTTCTAAATCCTTGATGGCTTTGTGGTACTTTGCCTTGGTGTACTCCTTTGTTGCAAGTCTGATTTTTGCTTCTCCCAGAGCGTGAGCGGTTGTTCCTTCTGCGGCATACGCACTGGGCTTGTCCTGCACGCTCGCCTCTAATAAGACAGAACCGGGGCAGGCAATCCACTTTTTTGCACCGGAGGCGGATAATTTTGCATGTACGTCAGGCATCACAGCACCTCCTTCGCTTCCTCTAATACCGCCGCATAAAACGTGGCATCCAATCCGGACAAATTCTCTGCACCATGTTTCCGCAGAATCGCCTTTGCCGCCTCAGCACCATGTTTCTTGCTGACCTTAGCAAGGGCAGCCCTTACTTCCTCAACACTGACTGTGATTTCCGCTACAGGCTCCGCGACCTCTTTCGGTGTCTGGGCTACAGGTGTTTCTTTCTGCGGTTCGGTTTCCTGCACCAAATGATTGCTTTCCCGCACTTCCGGTACGGGTTCGGACAAACGCTCCGTAAACCCTTTTACCATGTCCAAAATACCGGGGTTCTTCATCAAATCCTGCTCGTTGATTGTGATTACAACATCCATATATGTATCCTCCTTTAGCTTTTAGCATTTTGTTTCTTTCTTCTTTTTGCGTTGTGTAGCTTCCATTTTTCTTTATTTTCCTCGTAGTACCTTTTCTGGGCGGCAGCTACCTTTTCTTTATTTTCCTCCCTGTACCTTTTCTGGGCGGCAGCTACCTTTTCTTTATTTTCCTCCCTGTACCTTTTCTGGATGGCAGCTACCTTTTCTTTATTTTCCTCCCTGTACCTTTTCTGAACGGCAGCTACCTTTTCTTTATTTTCCTCCCTGTACCTTTTCTGGGCGGCCCGTGCCTTAGGGGAGGTCTTATATACTTTCGCCCCGGACATCAAATCTATCTCTTTTTCCGCTCTGAAATCCTCATAAGTAATATCATCACAGATACAGTCTTCATACGGGCACGTAAAGCAATTTCTGTCGCATACCGGTGTCAAGCCCTCACATCCTTTTTCAAATCCGCAAACGTCTGCGGATTTCTCTTGTAAAAATCATCATTTTCTGGTATGTTTAATTTGAATTATTGTTTTCTTGTCCCCTTAACGGTGCGCCAACACCTCTGGGGACGTTTTTATTTTTTCGGCAGTTCTCTGCCATAAAACAAATTTCCAATCAACAGCGAAACAACCACGCTGAAAATCAGATAAAACAGCACCCTGCCGTCCGGATTTTCCAGAACATACACAGTGCCGCACAGTGCAGTCAGCGTCCCAAAAAACATGACCGCCCAACGCAACAGCCCCCGCCGCAGGTAGAATAGCGTCCGTTTCCAATTCATACTCTCACCACCTCATTTCATTCTTCAGCCCCCACTTCCAGAGGCACGATATTGTTCGGATCGGATACGTCATATCCTTCATATTTCCGCAGGAATTCCTCCACCGCTTCTCTGCGGCATTTCAGCTGCCCCAGCTTCAGAAACGGCAGCAGCCCCGCATCCTTCAACCCATACACTCTGGTGGGGTTGCATTTCAAAATCTGCGCAACCTCTTTTACTGTGTAAAGCATCTGTTCCATAAGAACACCTCCTTTTAGTTTGCATCCTTATCTTCTGCTTTTTGTCCCTCTCTGCCGTTTGGAAGGCTTCTCCGCAGAAAGCTCGCCAAGAATTCTTTCCAGCGTCTCGGCAATCTGAAGAATTCTATCCAGTTCGTCACCATCCTCCTGCAAATCAGGCTCTTCTGCATTCATATCAGGCTCTAAAATCACCATATTTTCGATGGCATAAGCTGTGATTTTCTGCAAAATCTGAATCATTGGTAAACCTGTCAGACTATGTAACTCTCTCAAAGTGTTGTACGTTTCTGCGGATACCCGCATAACTGCTGTCTCATTTATCGAAACAGGCTTAGGGCGCTTCTTCGCTGTAAAAACAAGATTTTCCATTTTTTACCTCCTTCTTTACTTTGCTTGACATTTTTCTCCCCCTGCCCTATTCTGAAAATACAGGCTGTTGCAGCAGCCGAGTACACAGGAAAGGAGATATTTTTATGATTACGAAAAATCAAAAAGAGTTACTGGATTTTTTAGGCCCCCAGTACTCTATCAAAACCATTGATGGTGAGCCTTGCATCTACAGGAAGATCAATTCACACTATGATATTGAAATATCCGGCACAAGAGCAAAATCATCCCCTCTTGCAGTTTTTATATGGGATATTTCGCATGGGACAAATTTTTCCGCCCAAATTGTAGAAAAGGTCTTTGATATTCCTGACAAGGACACACTACTACAGGTTCTTAACAGTTTTCTGGAAAAATACAAGGATTTAACTTAACCGCCTGTAGTACCAAAATCACATCCTCTTTGGATAAGTTCTTTTTCTCTACCAGAGTTTTGAACTTATCCATTTTTTCTTTATCCCCGATGGGAATAAATCGTCTGTACTCACAACCCATACTGTTTCCCACCTATCTCACCTCCCTTTAGCTTGTGTCCTTATCCTTTTGCTGTTTAAAAGCAACTTTTAAAGTTACTCCTCTGCAAAAAAAATTTCAATCGGATTATCAATGTGCAATTCATCAATCATAAT